CTCGACAATGTCGATCGGACTACGCTAATTAAAGGTGTGACTCCTTGAAAACCCAGCTACGCTGGGAAAAATCCGTCGTCACAACAGATACAGCGTAGCCAGTTCACATCTACAGATGCACGTATACGGCCACAGTATACTAATATGTTTTACGACCTTTTCAGGTCGGGCTTAAGCCTCAGGCGCTGGTGAAGATTGTTCGAAATACAACCTAGGCATAGCAGTCCAGAAATACACTTGAAAATCCTCGGCAGTTGCCACATGGGAATCAAAGAATGTAAAACGGGATGCAGTGCCAGTCGCTGAGATTGAATATCCAGAGGCAAAATCATTGCCCGTGGTTAAATTCTCACGCTTTGATGGCGAAAACCGAATTGGTGCATAATACGGCACCTCAAATTCGGCAGTAGGATTCACGCTTGTATTAACATACAAAGCCCCTTTAGGGCCAGCACGTGGATATATAGCAGCGGGAGCGGAACTGAATACAGCTGCCTGGGCACCTTCACTAATTGAAGTATACCCAGTAAACGCACCAGTAGCGCTGGTATAAATCGTATCCTGATATCCACGACGTTCGACATACATCGAGGTTTCAGTGGACAATCCACTACCAGGAGGATCACGTACTTGATTATTCATCAATATCTTGTAACGTATTCCCCCTCGCCAACCCGCAAAACAATTGACAACCCAATGCAAAAGCACTGTGTTGACATAGTTATATGGGTTTTCAATGGCGGTTGTGTCTACCGCCCCTGCGACATTACCTCGCAAGAAAGGCATCATTTTCCGATCTGAATTCCAGAAAAATTGCCCAGCTGTTGATATCATAAAATCACGGCGCCATAAATTGTAACGTTTCAACATTGTACGAAACGACATAATGGACTCGCCAGTAAATACCATATTAATCAATGCATTGTCCTGTAAACTAGGTCCTACATTGTCAGCAATATCTTGCATAGGTGCAGAAGGTTCCTGCGTATTGTGTGCTTCAGGCACTGTTGTACCCATCTCTGGCTCCGAACCTGATTGCGGTTTGAAAACAAAAGATTGGAAGTAATCATCAGGTACAAAGACCTCAAAATCATCTCCCATTGACACAAACACATTAACTTCTATGTCATTATTCGCAACGCTATTTGGTGTGGTAAGTTCATTAACTACATAGACACCAATAACTCCATTCCCCTCTTCTTGCGCAGTGTAAGCTGTTGTGCTATACATTTGCGTAACAGAATCAGTTCCTGGTTTATGGTGATCCAAAAGCGTTACAGACTGCCCGTTGCCAATCTCGATTGTAAAATCTTGTGTGTCGGCAATATCAACAACTTGCAGATAATTTGTGTTATACTCGTTAGTATCCAAAAAGTTGGGATCATAAACAATTTTAATTCTCCCTTTATGGAACGACGAGCAAACAACCTGAAAACGAAACCTCATACTTCCAGTCCAATACTTAAACGGCAATGCTGCCACAGCACAGGCTGGAAAATGAAAACTTCTAGGTGGTCCTGCATTCTCAGCCCATGTTACTGGGTCGATTCTAGCATTCCACAATAATGTTTCCGGAGTTGTCCCAATTTGCCAAGCAAATTTGGTTAGGTATGATTCTCTTTTAGCTATTTCTTTAATAGACAAAGGATCAGCATCACCCAAACCAGCAATACGTGGGTCAATTGTAAGCTCTTGCTTATCATCAACAGATAATTTCAAAGCCGTGTCAGGGACATTCGTTCCAGCCAATAATGAAATTGGTGATGGACGATAAGGATCCGGGTTCTTCGTTACAGGTGGCCTACAATAGCCAAATGATTTTGCAATATTGGATACAGTGTTAGCTGCAGCCGCAGTCGCCAAAGCATATGGACGAATCGCAGGTATTGCGGCTAAAGCATTAGATACTTTGGCCACTGCTGAAGCAGGCTTAGAAATCATTCCTTTCGTATTAGCCTCTTCAACTTCTCCTGACTCCCTTCCTGACTGAGCAGTTAGGGTAGCAGGATTCTCTGACGTTAGCACCGACATGCTTACATCAGAAGCCCAAGCAAACACTGACACTGTGACTTGGTCACTAGCACCATTGGCGTGCTTGAGTGTGTTCAATGATCGAAAGTATAATCTACCCATCAATTCCCAGTCCGCACTGGTAATATTAAGGTAATTTTCGAACCAAAAGAACGGCAACTCCATCTCTCCACCAGTAGAAGTGGTAGGATCCAAAAAGATCTTTGGTAGTTGCGAAGTCTGCACCAAATCTTCAGAAACGAGAGCCGCGAAACTAGACAAATTGTCAAAGTTATCGATCGGCTGGTAAGCACAAATTGCTCTACCATACTGGAAACCATTACCATTAATGACAACTTTAATGTTGAGCTTAGCTCGCAATAAATTGTAATTAGCAATACGGTTAATAACCCTAGCATTATTAAAATACAATCCCCATGGATCTATATCAAAAGCTAGAGTTGTGCCAGTACCCCATTCTTCTTCATGAATTTTAATGGGCCTACTAAAGAAATTATCGAGAGTAGCATCATTACTATCTTGCAATTTTCTAGTTGGGTCAATATCATTGTCCAACTTTGTAATGTACGCAGGCATTTGATCACGAAACTGAACATTTTCATACCCAGATTTCGTGGCCATCTTCATGACTTGCGTATCATTAACTATTCCCGATTGTCTCTCAAAATCCACGCCGCATGTGGACAACTCATCTAGCACATCAATAGCTAGCTTGAGTTCCTCACAAAACTTGCTTTGTGGAGAAGCTGGTGTGGACAATACCCTATCCGGGGTATTGCGCACAGTTGATGCATTTTGCCCAAAGGCAATATCTGCTTCAGCATCTTGGCAGATTTCTATCAAACATTTATAAGTACAGTTTTGTCCAATTGGCTTTATTTAAACCCATCATGCGCTCCAATTATACGCAAGTGGGGTGTGCCTTAAGTGATTAGAACCCGACATGGTAATTCACTAAAACGCGTGCAAAGCCTATGAATATGCAACAAGAACACAAATTTACATAACACGGTATCCATATACACACATGAATTTTGCTTAGCCTCAGATTTCAAACTGGCACTCGTTTAAGGTCGGAGTTGGACCATGCGATCCTAAATATATACAATTGGATCGTCTTGCGAGAGCATAAGTGTCAACTTACTCTGTTGCTTGAAAATGGAATACCACTTCTTGTGATCCCTTTTATTCTTAACAACAAGGTAATTATGATTGGGTGTAACCAAAATACCACAATATGATACATCTGGACGAACTGCATGTAAAGCTCGAACACTACTTAGAACTTGTTTAAATCCTTTAGCCTTAGCTATTGACTTCTTTGTTTCCTTAATCTCAACGACTAGGACATAACATTCTCCATGTAGAGTCTTTTCAAACAACATGTCAATATCGCCAAATGTTTGATGTGCCATAGGTATATCCCTACCAAGGAGAGCCATTGGAACACTATGAGCAACTTCAGCATACAAATCTCGTGGTTCTTCACCACTTTGTTTACCGAACTTCTCTTCAGCTTTATCCAACTTTTCTCCAAGATACTTTTCTCTCCATTCAGCAACACACTCATCAAAATCAACATCCAACCTCGTACAAATATGAGCAATATCACACTGTCGTGCAACTTCACTCAATTCACTCCTCCTTTTCTCATAGACTTCTCGTCCATGATTAAAGAATTCACGCAAGGCAGTGTCGATATTCTGAGCGCATGCTTCTTCTTCCGTCAAAGGAGACTTCTTACCTCTCATAAAACAATGAAGAGACTTGAAAATTGACTTCTCCAAAAGGGAACCCACACTACATCCAATTTCTGGAATGTATTTGTTTGTCCTTTTTAGAAATTCAAAATCCTCTACAGGAAGAAAATCAACCAATTCACTTTCCTTGTCGGGCATAGTATAAACTTGCCCATGTTTTCCAAGAAACTCTGACATACCCTTGATGGTGAACGTATCACAATCTGGGTGCACAGAGCCAACATTATCGTCGCCATACGTCATGAAACTGACTGCATCGCGAAATGAATCATGTTTAATCTTAGGATTACTGAAATAGTAAACACGAGCATTCAAACTACCCATGATGCCATTCAGCACTGCTGTAAGGGAATTACCACTAATGTGAGTTCCCTCAGTAAGACCTATCAATGAACCATTAAAAGCAATTTTGGCAAATGCAATATCTGCGCTCATAGCCTCCATAATGGTCAAATCTCGCTCACTGTAGCCAGCTTCACGTGCAAAATCAATGAGCACTTTAAGCGCGGCTAATATGAGCTGGGATGGAACTTTTTGATCATATTTTCCATAATCACCTCCTACAATGCGATTTTCGCCAAATTTGGTGACACTTGAATACAATTCTTTCCATTCTGGTCCAAAACAGTTGACACCAACAGCACATTCCGATTTAAT